GTTCTTTAGATCATTAAAAGGTCCAAACTTAACAAAGGTGTTGTCCTGTTCTGGTACAAGGTTTTGAGTAACAGCATCTTGAACAGCAGGAGCAGCAAATGCCTTTTCAATCTTTTCAACTGCTTGAACTGTAACCTCAAGGTTCCACTTACCTTTTGCTACATTATACTTCTTTAATTTCTTTGTTACTGTTTGATAGGAAATATCATTAAGAGAACAAAATCCACGGATGTCAGCAGCAGTAAACTCAGATCCATATGTTCCTCTTAATCCATCAACGATTTGGTCTTCGGTCATCTTTACTTCAAATGCCATGATGATGTAGTGCTTTATTTAGTTGAACCTATTATAAAGCAAAAAAGGGGTCTTGCGACCCCTTGTGTACCAGTTTGTATACTGTCCCATTACTGAGTGTTTGCAATATGCTCCTTTAATTGCTTAACCAATTTTGATTGAGATAATCTCCTATCCAATTCTATACCAAGAGATCTACCAATTTCTTCTAACTTAACTTTTGACATCCACTGAAGATCATCTACAGAAAATGCTTCTGTTACTGCTGGCACTTCAGGTGCAGTAGCAACTGGCATATCATCTAAAGGATTAGGAGGAGTAGGAGGTGTTTCCTCAACAACAGGAGGTGCTACTGTTTCTGGTGGTGCAGGAGCAACAGGTGGAGCAGTTGTACCTGTCTCATGTGATGTTGTTCCTAAATGTGCGAAATCAGCAAACTTACTCATTTTTCCAAACTCAATTCTTTTAGTTATTTATTATTTTCAGAAGACTCAGGTGGAGGGGTATCCTCTACTTTAGATTCTTCCTTAGGCTCATCTTTAGGTGCATAAACTTTAGCATATGCATTCATCAATCCTTCAGCATCTTTAGGAGTTAATCTTGGCATGATATTTAAATAATGTATTTTTATTTATAAGATCCATTCAGGTTTACGTTCAGGTTTGCGTAGGTAATTATCTTTTACCCAAGGTTTAGAGTTGATATACTTTTTGTATGCAGTAAAGATATCAATAGTTTTATCATACTTAAATTCATTTGGTCCTGCAAAAGTGAATGGTGTCAACTTTGATGTATGAATTGCATCAAGTGGAAAGAGTTTATCTGCATGTGCAAGAGTATGTAAACAAGAATGTATTTTTGCATATCTGTTAGAATACTCTTCACATAATGCTAAACCATGTTTAATTAACCATCGTGCATTTGCTATTGTCTCATTTGCCCATATAGTGCAAGGATGATTGCGAAATGCACCTTTATCTGTAGCATATGGTGTTCCATCTTTTTTGGGTAATGTACCAAAGTCATGTCCCCACTTTTTAGATGCTACAATAGAAAGCATTTGACAAGTTTCTAATGGCATTTTGACAATATGTTTGTCTGGTAATACCTGTGCAGATTTTACTGGATCTGGATCAGTTACAAAAATGTTCATAGTTATCGGTTACAAGTCCACCTATTAACGTGGATAGTTTGGAATCGTATCTTTAAGTATTCTATTGCTGCCAATGGATCATTGCTACTATTACAAGTAAAAATGTCACACTTTGCAATACCTTTCTCTGGCCAAGTATGAATACTGATATGACTTTCTGCTAATAAAGCATATGCCGTCACACCTTGCGGTTCAAACTTATGAGTTTCAACCTTGAGGATTTTACATCCTGCTACTTCTGCTGCTCCTTCTAAACTGAACTTTATGTAAAGTTCATTATCTAAAATGTCAGATGAACATTTTTCAAAATCAAATAGAATGTGTTTCATGCTACTAACTCAATAAACTCACTAAGGATTTTCTTATTCATTTTTTTACCCTTGAGACTCTTGATGAAATCTCTTTTAATCTGTGCTTTTGTGGCATCGTGAATAGGATCAAATTCAGCATCGGTGTTCAACATCTTAGATGATAGTCCAAAATAGCGATGATAACCACTATTCTTAATACTAAATGCTTTTTCTTTTCTCCACTCCTTCATAACCTTGTCATACAACTCACCATATCCAGTATATCTGCGAACAAACTGACCAGCATCCCTACTTTCAATAATACGAATACCAACAAAGTTTATATCTTGGAACTTATCTTTTAGATTCTCCAAAAGAATATCAGTCATATCAGAATACTGAGTCATTTTACTGAAGGAATATGTTTTGCCAATAGACCTGTCTCTTAGGAAAACATTAGAACTAAAGTATGAGGTTCCTAGATATGGCTCATCTTCCCATTGTCTTTGAACTTCTTTATGATATCTAAGAGGTTGTGCCTCACCATCAGTAAGAATAACACATTGAACTTTCTGTAACTTATTCTCCTTCTTAAATTTTGGTAAGATCTGATGTAAAGCAACTATAGTTTCATTCAAAGGTGTTCCAGAAAGATTCATACCAAGTGGAGTTCTGAAATTATAGCGATTAGCATATCCACTGTGAGAAGCATGATAACCGTATCCCATTATAGAAGAAGTAACTCTCCAGATATTCTTCAGTTGATCATCTAAAGTTTTTGCATTTACTTTACTAGAGAAGAAGTTCATCAAAGAGAACCAATCAGGAACCTGTGCAATATTATTCTTTTCTGTGTATGGTGTAATTCTTGCCATCTCACCACGACTCTCATCATAACTAACTAGAGGATATTCTTGAGTGAAAGCATAAACCTCAAAAGGAATATTAACTTTTCTACAGAACCAGATTAGATTATAGAGTTGCTTAACAGTATCCTTCAAAACAGGATGCATAGATCCAGACCAGTCAAGGATGAAAACTAATCCGTGGTTCTTACCATCTGCAAGTGTAGTTACTTTTTTGAATAGATCTTCATTATGCTTATAGGTATGAAGTTTAGAGCAATCTAAAACACCAGTTCTAGCAGTAGTGGCACGAGCATAACTGTCTGCTGCCTTCTTACACTCAAACTCTTTTACAAGATAATTAACTTCTTTCTGTGCTTCTCTTTTGAACTGAACATACTCAGCATCAACATCCTCAAAAATATTTGCTTCAGAGAACTCTTTATTATATGCAATAGATTCTACCCATTGATCTTCACAAACTTTATGAATGGCATCATTAGGAACAATAACATCATCCAAGTTTAGTTTTGGTAGTTCTACATAAGTATTCTCTACACCATCAAGGTTGATCAAATCCTTAAGTTTCTCTGCTAATGATTCAGCAGTTTCTACTGTTGGTTCCTCACTCTGAGTAGCATCACCCATATCCATATCTTCAAAGTCCTCCAATACTGGATCATACTGAGAAGATCCTTGAGTGGAAGATTCTGGTGTTTGAAACTCTTGCTCTTCAGTTTCTTCACCCTGATCATTTGCTTCTATTTCTTCATTACCATCCTCTGTTGGTTCCACTTCAGCAACTTGTTCTGAAGATTCATCATCGTCAGAATTAACTTCGTCTTTGCAATACTCATAAAGAGTTTGTGACGCATCCAGTACTTGTTCAAATGTTTCACAACTTTCTACTAACGATAGAATCTTCTTCTCAGCATCTGAAAAAGATACATCAACGAAGCTCCCAATTTTATTGTATATATTAATCCTATCAGCAAGATTAAGGTCAGAAATATCTTTACCATCAAGATCGAAGAAATCATTATCACTTAGTTCGTGGTATCCATTATAGAAGGTTTTTGAGATTCCTGCATACTTTCTTCTCATCAACTTCTCAATTCTTACATCCTCAACTACATTCACAAATACATGTGGGATATCGTGGGTCTCTCTCCAATCAACATCAGGGGTGAAAAGAGCGTGTCCTACTTCGTGAGCAACTAAAGAATCATATACATTATTACTTGCTTGCTCCCATCTTGGAAGAGTTAATACACGAGTGTGAACATTAAACTCAGCAGTATCAACTTTTTTATTCTCTACAATAAGGTCTTCTGTAGCAAGGAGTTTTGCTAGTTGTGATTTGATTTCGTGCTTAACCAACATAGTTCTCTTTGTTTGATATACCTATTATACTAGAAAACCGCCCTTGTGGGCGGTTGAGTAGACGGTTTATCAACTGTCTGCGTTTTTTCTTTGCAGCACGAAGTGCTTGCGGTTTAAGATGCCGTTTTTTCTCCTTACTGGAATGATACTGCCAATTTGGAGTATTCATAATAATTATCCACTAACTGCAGTAATTATACCAATAAATGCAGTTTCTTCTTGAGGTGGTAAAAGAGCAATCTCAGCAGTTGCCTTTGCTTTAGTGCTAAATGATTTTTTATCCGCTATATCAATAGACCAGTTATCATCACCTTGATAATAGACAGTACCTACACCTATGAGATTAGTAACATCCTGTTTAATATAGTATGCCATCGGAAATTAATTAAGAAATAACTTTATCTATTTATAATATCATTCTTGAGAAACCTTTAACTTTCTCAAATCTAATCACACTCTCAAACTTATCTTGAAGTTCTGCTTTATGTGATATAACAAATACATTCGCATCCTTGATCACAAAGCGAATGATCTTAAGAAACTCATCTGTTCCAAATCCATCAAGAGAACTATCAAATATCTCATCCATAATTAAGAGATTAGTATTGACAGAGTTCTTAACTCTAGCAACCTCTCTCCAAGTGAATAAAAGTGCAAGGTCAATTCTCATCTTCTCTCCTTCGGAAAAAGAAGCATAAGAAAACTTCTCATGAATTGGAGATTCAATAGATTCACTAAACTCTTCATCAAGTTTAAAATTGATATAGAAATCCATCATCTGCAAGAAACGATTTACTTGCTGATTGATAAGAGGAAGGTACTTCTTAATTATTTTTGTCTTTACTCCATCATCCTTTAACAGAGAATATGCGAAGTCATGATACATAACTTCTTCTCTCTTATCTGCTAATTTTTTAAATACTTGTTGGAGGTTTTCGTTAAACTCTGCTAATTTTTCTTGTTCAGTATTTCTGTTTGCATGTTGATCGGTAAGTCTCTGAATTTCCGATTCCAAATCCCTGACCTGTCGGTTACATCCAGAGATGAGAGTATGATTCTTAGAAATGCCATTATTGAGTTCAGTAATCTCCTTTGTTAGTTTTGTAAACTGATGCTCTCGTTCCTCTTCTTTTTGAATTGCGTCTACTAGGTCTTTATAACCTGATTGCAACTCCGTTGCTTTAGTTTGAACATCAGTAATTCTATTTACACGAAACTCTTCTTCTATATTCTGGGTGCAAGTAGGACAAACCGTATGCTCTGTAAAAAACTTATGTTCTTTGGTAAGGGTTGCTACTTTATTAGACATTTTACCCTTAAGTGTGTTTAGTTTCTTTAACTTATCTTTCGCACCAGTTACATTTTCTTGCTCTCTAGTTAGATCAACAACATCATCTGATAACTGCTCATTTTGCATAACATAATCTTCTGCCTCACACAAAAGAGTATCAATCTTAGATCTCTTCTCATCTATTATTTGCTTACCTTGACTCTCTAACTCATTAATAAAGTTAGTTTGCATCTCAACTTTATCTTTAATATTATCCTTACTTAGATCTAAAGTTCTAATCTCATCCTTCTGTCCTCTGATCTTATCCTTAATAAGACTATTCATAGCAGAGAATATACGAATATCTAATAGATCCTCAATAACTTCTCTACGATTTGATCCTGATAGTTGCATAAAGGGAACAAAGTTAGTGCTACCCAATATAACAATCTGAGTAAATGACTTATAATTCACCTTAAGGATATTCTCCTCAAGCATTTTTTGCATTACACGATCATCTGCCTCCTTATGCAT